GCATCTGGTCCCATTTCCGAAGTTTCTAATATTCGAGACAATTATTTTAAAATCTCACTCTTTACTGGTTTTGATGAACGAAGCCTAACAGATGGTACTTTTGTAGTTCCCGGAAAAACTCGCAATATTGGTGAAGTTGGACTTGGTGCATCTGTAATTACTGTAGATTCTACTATTGGATTCTCCAGTACAGGAACTCTGTCTATTGGTGCAACAACATACACTTATGGACAAAAGAGTATTTCTCAATTCTTTGATGTAAGTCCATTAATTGCAACAACAGTTCCAAATAATACAGATATTTCTGCTCCTAATATTGTTTATGGATTTGAGAACGGCGATTCATCTAAGAGAGTAGAATTTAAGGTTACTGGTGTTCTCAGTAGGTTCTTAGCTAACCAACCACTTCAAAACCTTGATGAAGATTCTTCTATTAGGATTAGAAACTTAGGTAGGTTAATTGAAAACCCAGAAATCAATAAAGGATATGAGAATATATTTTTCAACTCTTGGATGTACAATACATCTGCTAGATATGAGGTTTCTTCATTCTCTGGATCTGGTTTTGTTTTAGAGGGAACTATCGATAAGAGTAGTATCCGAAAAAATGATACCGTAGAAATAGTTAATAGAAATTCAGAGTTAGTAGAAGCTACAGGACTGACCGTAGCATCCGTAAACACTACTACAAACACAATTACTGTTTCTGGTAATATTCCTACATTAAACCAATCATTATATTACGATATTCGTAGAGTTCAATTAAAAGCAAATTCTTCTAATGTTCCTATTAGAGGTGGGCAAAATCAGTTACTGGCAGACATTAATAATTCTTATATTGAAACTGAAAATGAGTCTGCAACAGGTAAGAGGGAAGGATATGTAGCTTCTAGCTCACTACCCAGTTACCTAATTACTGTAGACAAGTTAAAATCTACATTAGTAGATCCTACTGTAGCTCTTGGAAACTTTGACAACTACTACAGTGTAGAAGATGCATACTCTACCCTAGCATTTACTAACGATGTTCCATTTAGAACGGGAGATGAAATTTCCTATGTTCCATCACCTGGAACAGTTAATATTCTTGGTCTTGAGCAAAAAAATTATTTTGTAAAGGTATTAAGTCCTGCTAATAGAATTGAACTGTACACATCCAGAGCTTTTATCAAAGCAAATCTTCCAGAATATTTCAATCCTACCGGTATTGCTGGAACACATGATTTCATTCTTGCTAGTCAGGGTAAGCGGGAAATTTTTCCATCTAGACCTATCCGTAGATTTACATTAGCACAAGATCTTAAGAGTGGTAGAGAAGCGCAGACTACCTCAGAAATTACTGCTGATGGTAATACTGGAATGCTCGTCAATGGTCTAGAAATTCTTAATTACAAAGGTGAAGATTCAGTTTACTATGGACCTCTGAAGTCAGTTAATATTTTAAGTGGTGGAACTGGATATGATGTCCAAAACCCACCTAGTATTACCATTACAGACTCCACAGTTAGTGCAGCTAATACTGCAGGTGCAATTGTTAGTATCGCAGGTACAGTTTCTAATATATTTGTCGATCCTGTAGAGTTTGATATTGATAAAGTTACCAGCGTAGAAATCTATGGCGGTAATGGCACTGGAGCAAGAGGTAGAGCACTTCTTGAGGAAAGATACCGGCAGATTGAATTTGCAGGCATCAGCACCATCTCAGGGGGCAATGTAGAGGCTGTTAATGATAGGTTTACATTTGGTAAGAAACATAACCTAGTAACTGGTAATAGAATTGTTTATGATAATAATGGTAACAATAATTTAGGTATCGCTACTACAGGTGGACTAAAAGATGAATTGACCTTGATGAGTGGTCAAGACTACTATGTAAGGACATCTGGCGAACTTTCTATTTTCTTACATTATTCAAAGTCTGATGCTGTTCTTGGTATTAGCACCATTTCTATTTCAGAAGATGCTGCTAGTGGTAATAGTGGTCAGCACATTTTTAGAACATTTGAAAAGAAAAAGACCATTGGTAGAATTAGTGTAGAAAATTCTGGTGAAGGATACACTAGTAGAAATGTTTTTGTTAAACCATCTGGTATCAATACATTTAGAGACTATGTGTATTTTGAGGATCATGGATTCTCTGATGGGGATATTCTAAACTACACATATGATACTACTAGTATTACTGGACTGAGTAGTGATAAACAATATCAAGTATTGAAACTTGATAGTTCTAGTTTTAGATTGGCAGAAGTTGGTAATAAGGGTGACACAAAACCATCAGGATCTAATTATACTAAAAGCATTCATACATTCTTAGATACTCCTGGATCAGGATATCAAAAATTTTCGTATCCTCCAATTGAATGTACTATAAAAGTACTAACGGAAGATCAGACGGAACAAGAACTTGTAGCAACTCCAATTGTTCGGGGTAAAATCGTTGATGCTGTTTTATATGAAAGAGGGTCAAATTATGGATCCACTATTATTAATTTTCAGAACCCTCCAAAAATTTCTGTTAACAGAGGTTCTTTAGGACAGATTGGATTAATTTTTTCTAATGGTAGAGTTATTAGTGCATTTGTTCAGGCTGGTGGATCTGGTTATTCTGGTCCCCCAGAAATTCAAGTCTCTAGTGCTAGTACAGAGGCAAATGGAGCAATTCTTAGAGCAATTGTAAACGACAATGGAAGTATCACAGAAGTAAAAGTTATTTCCGGTGGCGTTGGATATGCTTCTTCTACTACAACTATTAATATTGAGCCAGTAGGAACAAATCTAAGACTTGAAGCTTCATTAAGACCATTAGTTATTAATAAGTCTTTTGGGCTCGATCCAGACGAATTAGACTACCTTGCACCTTATGGCGTAGGTGTTGCTGTAAATTATATCGGTTATGGAAATACGATTAGAAATTTCTTCGGAGATGATGGATCTAGCCACTCACCTATTATTGGGTGGGCATATGACGGCAATCCAATTTATGGACCTTATGGATTAAAAGATTCAGATAATATCCAATCCGATGTTAAGAGGCAATTGTCTAGCTATGAAATTGATGCTACTAAAATTGTCAATAGACCTCCTACATCTAATTTTCCATATGGATCTTTAATTGAAGATTATGCTTATCAGGGATCTGGAGATCTTGACGAGCATAACGGAAAATTTACCAAAACTCCTGATTTTCCACTCGGCATCTACGCATACTTTGCAACTGTAGATAATATCAATACACCAGTATTTCCATATTTTATTGGAGACACTTTCCGTAGTTTTGCTATTCCAGAAAATACTGTCAGAGGTTTAGTTATTGATCAAACTAACTTTGATTTTGAAAACTCTAAACTAGTTAGAAATACCTTCCCATATAATATTTTTGGTGACGGCAAAGCATATGATTATGTCTTCCAACCATACAAAACTAATAACCAAGAATCAACACCAGATAACCTCGGTGTAGGATCGATTACTTCGATCGAAGTTGATTTTTCAGGATCAGGTTATAGCGTTTTAGATACTGTAGTTTTTGATGATACTGGAACTAATGGTGGAGGCGTTTCCGCAGAAGTTCAAGAAATTTATGGAGTTCCTATTAATGAAGTAAGTAGTGAGCAAGTTAGCTTTACAAATGTACCATTTAAAGTAGGAAGAGAATCAGTATCTTTCAAAGTTTCTCCGTATCATGAGTTTAGCGAAAATGATTTTGTGAGAATTAGTGGTGTTTCCACTTATGTACAAGGAATTGAAGATTTTCATAAGATTACAACACGAACATACTTCACATTTCTTGAGCAGAATGGGTATTCTGGCATTGTTACTGATTTAAAAGTTAATCGAGTTCCATCAAATGTTTCTGCGGGAGATTCTATTGGAATTGGAACAGAAACATTACGAGTTATTAATGCATTCCCAACAGAAAAAATTCTTAGAGTAGAAAGATATGCTGGATTTGCTACAGCATCTACAGGAGTTGCGGTTACTTACTTTACAAGTGAATTAAACTTCCCACTTACAGAGACTACACCAGTTGATTCTAGATTCCAAGAATTTTACTACTTTAATCCCAAAGAGGCTGTTGGCGTTGGAACTACTGTTGGTATTTCTACAGCAGTAAATGTATCCTTAAATGGAATAACTAAATCTCGCTCTATTCTTGCACAATCAATTCATATTGGTCAGCATGGTCTAAAAACTAATGATTTAGTAACATTTAGTAGGAATGGAAACACATCTCTGACGGGTACAGACTCAATCAGTCCTTACACCACTCCTAGTGCTCTTCCAGCGAGTCTATATGTAGTTCGCAAGACTTCCAACACGATTGGACTTAAGACCGCTCCTGATGCCCCAGAGTTGTTCTTTACAAACTCTGGGGATGATATTGGGAATTACTTCTTCAATACAAACTATACACAACAAACTGCGAATATCGACAGGGGAGAATTGACCGTTCAAACCAGTGAATCGCACAATCTTTCGGCTAATGATAAAGTTTCTTTAGTCGTAAAACCAGGACTGACGACTGGACTTGGACCTAATTCAGATATTGTTGTCAAACTTTTAGATGGCAATCTTATTCTCAATCCATTTGAGGTTCCTACAACAGGTATCAATACTTCCGATAACACTTTCACTTTTACTGATCATGGTTTAGAAAGTGGATTTAAGATTCTAGCTTACGGCGCTGATGGTAATGAGGAAAATCTTCCTGAGAATATATTCCAAAGAACATATTTTGTTTTAAAAGTTGATAAGAATACTTTTAAATTATCAGAATCTAGCGCACAATTATTCTTAGATCCTCCCGAAGTTGTAAACCTAATTGGAATTGGTTCTACTGGACAATCAATCAATCCAATTAATCCACCAATTAAAGTAACTAAGAATAACAATGTCGTATTCAATATGAATGATTCTAGTTTACTTGGCGGTAAACTAAAGATTTTTTACGATAATAACTTCTTTAATGAATTTGTCGGAACAGGAAGTACCGATAAACTAGAAGTTGTTGGGGTTAATACTGTTGGACTTGGAACAACTACTCCAAGTAATGTATCTAAAGTTACTATTAATTACAATAAATCTATTACAAATGAATTGTATTATGGTTTTGAAAAGGGTGGATATATGTCAACCTCAGATACCGAGGTTAATGGATACACTAAAATTAGTTTTATTGACAGTTCATTTAATGGTAGATATACCGTAACTGGTGTAGGAGATACCACATTTACTGCAACTCTAGCTTTTGACGCTGAGAAGGATGGATATTCTCAGAATGATTGCGAAGATCTTTTCTTCACAACAACATCAATTGGTGCAACCGGTGGAATTTCAAAAGTTCGCATAATCAACAATGGATTTGGATATCAATCAATTCCAGCAGTTACCTCTATTGGATCTAGTGGAATTAGTGCAAATTTAAATTTAATTGGACCTTCCATTAACAAATTGAATAATGTAACTGTTCCTACTGATGTTTATGGATATCCTTCGGATAATACACTAAAACCGGATGCTTTCTTACCAAGATCGGTAAAGGTCAAAAACGCAAATAGAGTAATTGATGTACAAGTTACCTTTGGTGGCAAGTCTTATCTAAATGCACCGGCACTGGCTCTTTTTGATAAGTCAACCGGAGAGATTGTAAATAATGGTTTGATTACATGCGAACTTAGCGATTCTGCTGTTAACTCAGCAAAAGTTGTTGTACAACCTAGGGGGTTGTCAGGAAATGATTATGGAATTGCACCATTACAGAATAGTAATGGAATTTCAATCATCGAAGCTTTCTCGGATGTTGGTGTAGTTACATGTAAAATTACTACACCTATTCTTGGGTATGTAAACGAACCTTTTGTAATTGGAGATGTGGTATTCCTTGAAGGTATTCAATTCAATGGTGATGGCGATGGATTTAACTCTGGAGATTACAAATTCACAAACTTTGTAATTGATGACTATAACTCCGCTGTAAACCCAAGACAAGTATCATTCAAGTACGCTGGATTTACAACAAATGTTGGTACTGGCGCAACTGTTATTCCTGGTTTTGGACAAATTGTAAAGGCAGAAAACTTAGCACAATTTAGTTGCAGTAAAGCCTTCTCACCTTTTGCTAAAAACGAACCATTAAGAAGAAATAATGATTTACAAAATGATCTAATTTTAAGATCTATCGATGTTAATACTGGAATTATGGTTATCGAAGGGTCTAGACCTTTAGAACCGGATGATATACTCGTAGGTACTAATAGTGGAGACCGGGCAGAAGTTGATGTAATTTCAACATTCGACGGATATTATGACATTGATTCTACAATCGATGCAAATGTTGGGTGGTCAGATAATATTGGATTAATTGGAGATAGTAACCAATTCCTACCGGATAATGATTACTATCAAAATATGTCATATGCTATTGAAAGTGATAAGACATTTGAAGAAATCATTACTTATGTAAATGATATTGTCCATCCTTCTGGGATGAAGAACTTTGCCAATACTCAAATTCTATCTGTTGGTAATGCTGGAGATTCAACAAAACCCGCAGATGATGCTGGTGGATTTGTTCTTGACTTTATTGGCGATGCTTTAAGAGTTGATGCAATATACAAGTTTGACCTTTCTAGAGATGTTAACTCTGCTGATAATGTATCTAAATTCCTGGAACTTAAATCTACTAGACTTGCTGACTTTATTCTGAATAAAACAAATAGAGTTTTAATTCACGATGATATTAGCCCACAGTTTGTTAGTAACGAATCTAATGATTTAAGTGATGACAGAACTATTGCAGCTGCTGTCGCCGGAAGAAATTTCGCAAGATATTTAATCCAAACGACTCATAGTGCAGAAAACCCACTAAACAACCAATATCAACTTAATGAAGTTATTTTAGTTGCATCTGAGGGAGATACATTCTTGCTTCAAAAATCCCATATGAATAATACCAATAATATTGGTCTTTCAACGGGATATGCAGATTTCTTTGCTTTCTTTAATAGTAATGATAATGTATCTGAGGTAAGAATTAAACCTTACGAAACATTTGATACTAATTTTGATATTAAAACATTCCAGCAAGGATTCTCTGCTGATATTGGTATTGGATCAACTAGCACGGGCAATGTCGTAAATTCTTCGGCTAATGTTCTTGTTTCTTCTGGTGCTACAACAGAAGTTGTTGGATTTAGTACAACAACTTATGTCGCTGGCATTGGACACTTCCTTGTAGTCGATAATGTTGATAACAAAATTGATTATGTTGAGTTAGCATTACAACATGACGGCACAGATACCTACTTGACTGAATTGGCTTCATTTAATAGTCGTCAGAGTCTTGGTGGTCTTTCAGGTCCTCAGTTTATGGGTACATTCACCTCTTCTATGGAAAGTGGTGTTGTTAAAATCAACTATGTTCATCAAGAAGGTTCTACACTTGCAATTAGGTCTAAGTTTGTATCTTTTGAAAATGTCGGACTTGGTACAACTACTATCAGACATCTTAACCTTGAGTTTACTCCAGAAGGCACAGAAAGAACTGCTAGAGTAATTGCAGGAACATCCGCAACTACTGGCATTTCTACAGTTGTTGGTGTTAGTAGTTTTACTAACCTATCATTCAAATCGACCGTACATGTTTCATATGGATCAACTCAGACACTACATCAAATCTATGTTCTGTCGGATCCAGAAAAAGCAGATACTTATATTTCACAACAACCAATAGCAGCTATTGGTACAACTACTGGTATTGGTACATTTGGAGCAGAATTTAGCGGAAGTAATGTAAATCTAGAATTCTATCCAGATGCAGGTGTATCTGGGATGGTGAGTATCTATTCATACAACGAAGTTCTTTATAAAGATCTCGATCCTAACGGTACTCTTGCAGGTATTGGTTCATTTGGATATGGAAATGTATTTGAAAATGTCACTCAAAATACTTACTTAGGTATTAACAATAGAAATCTTAGAACTTTTGATCTTAAGTACGAGGGAATCCCTATTTACGAAAGAGACTTAAATCCACAAAACCCCAGTCAAATTGATTTTGGAAGTGGATTAATTAGTTTCCAACACTTCTTCTCAAATACTGAAGAAGTTACATATGAACCAGATTCCAATATCGTTGGTGTTGCTGCTAGTGCTCTTCAGTATGTTACTGGATATGGTCAAACAGCATTGCCATCCACCGTCTTTATTGTCAAGAATAACAATAGTCAGTTCTTTATCTCCACAAATGTTACTGATGCTAGGTTAGGTATTGCAGTTACTTTCCGCCCCGGAACATCTGCTGGCAATAAGCACAGATTTACAATGAATAAGAGAGATGAAAAATCAGTCATCGCTCTTAACGGTATTGTTCAAAAACCAATTTCTTTCACTCAAATCATTTATGATCTTGATGTTGCAGTAAATGGTATTGTTACATCGTTTGCTCTTAGTGGATTAAGTACCGTTACTTCTGGAGACTTACTAAAAATTGAAGATGAATATTCAATTGTAAGAACTGTTGGATTTGCTACTCAACCTCAAGGTCCTATTACCGGTATTGGTACTTGGAGTATTGTTGAAGTTGAAAGAGGAGCAGTTGGATCATCTAAAACTGATCATGCTGCGGGCAGTGTAGCAAGAATTCATAGAGGTTCTTTCCAAATCCTTAATAGTCAAATTCACTTTACAGAAGCTCCTCTTGGTGGTGACTTGGGAATTATCAACCCTGCCAACCTTCCTTATCCTAGAGCATCCTTTGGTGGTAGAACATATCTGAGAGATGATTATGAAACTAACGAATTGTTTGATGATTTCTCAGACCAATTTGATGGTCTGAGTAATACCTTCAACTTATCCGCAACCGGTGCAGCTGTAACAGGTATTGGTTCTACAGGTGGTAACGGTGTTCTGTTCATTAACGGTATTTTCCAAGCACCATTCGGTAAAAATAACGAAGGTGTTTCTAACTTCAAGATTCTTGAAGATCCCGTTTCTACCGCTGCCAGTGTTCAGTTTAGTGGTATCACATCTGCTGGATTTACCGATTTAATTATTGATGTAGATGATATTAACCAAAACCAACTCCCGAGAGGTGGCATCATTGTTTCTGTAGCATCTAGCCCTGGAATGGGATATGCACCGTTCAATGGAGCAGCTGTTCGTCTTGAGGTTGGTGCTGGCGGAACAATTACTAATGTTACTGGAGTTTCTACATCAGGAACAGCAGTTAACATCAGCACTGCATCTTATACTAATAAGACTGGTATCATGACAGTTACTACAGCAACTGCTCATGGTCTGTTGCTCCAGAATCAGGTCAAGTTGGCTGGTCTTGCGTTTACATGTCCTAATAATCCTGTTGGAACGCCCAATGGGTTCACCTATGATCCTTCTACAGGCATTTCTACTATCTCGTTCGCAAGTCCTCATGGACTAGTAAATGGTGATGCAATCTCTATTGAAACGAACAGCATTACATTTACATGTACACAGGGTCCTGGTAACCATACATATCCCCGCGTAACTGACCCTGCATTTAACCAGTACCTAACCATTTCTGGTGTAACTGCAAATTCATTTAAAGTCGATGTTGGGACTGGTGGTACAGGCACATCTCCACATACATTCGTCAGTGCTAATACTGATGCCATTAAGACTTTGAATTATCAGGGTATTACTACTAGTATCTTCCCAGATCATAATGATCCTTTCTATGTTGTTGGTATTATATCCGCAAGAACCTTCAAGGTACAAGTTGGTGCATCTACTATCCCACATACTTATGTAAGTGGTGGTACTGCCGCAGAATTCCATCCATTGACTTTTGGTAGTGGATATAATACTAATCTGGGTACAATTGGTATTGCTATAACTTCTCCTACAGGAACTGGAGCAACTATTACTGCTGTTGTAGGTGCTGGTGGATCTCTAGTATTCAGTGTTGTTGGCCCTGGCACAAATTACACTGAAGATAATGGACTTATCCTTCCTCCAGAACCCAATGGAGAAAACCTCCCAATTGTTGGTGTTACTAGAATTGGTCTTGGAAATACAACTGTAACTGGTGTTGGTTGTTCAATATCTGTTCAAGTTGCAGGTGTATCTACAGCTACTGGTATTGGATCTACATATTACCAAGTATCTAATTTCCAGTTCTCCAAAAAAGGCTATGGATTTAAGAGAGGAGATACCTTTACAGTAACTGGACTTTCTACAGATCCTTTCGCAGGTGACGACTTTAGGCAGTTTGAAGTTGAGGTTGTCGATGTATTTACTGACCAAGTATCTTCTTGGCAGTTTGGTAATATTGATTATCTTGACAATATCAAACCATTCCAAGATGGAAATCAAAAGAGATTCCTTCTCTACTATCAGTCATCGCTAGTCAGTTTTGAAATTGATAGAGGAGATCAAGATTCTAAAGAAATTGATCTTGCTGCAGTTCTTTTGATCTTTATTAACGGTGTTATTCAAGAACCAGGTATCAACTATTCATTTGACGGCGGTTCTGTTATTGAATTTAATAGTGCTCCTACTACCGAAGATAATGTTGTTATTTTCTTCTACAGAGGAACAATTGGACAAGATAGTTTCTTATTCGATGTAAATGAAGTTATTAAGGTTGGTGACAACTTGAGACTTCAAAAGAGTAGTCAAATTGAATTAAATCAAGTTGATCAAAGCACAGCAAATCTTGCTCAGAGTGCCAATAGAATTGTTAAGAGAGTTGATAGTGCCGCTACAGTAGAAACAGCATTCTACCGAGGTGTAGGTATTAGTAATGATAACTACAAACCAATGGATTGGATTAAGCAGAAAAAAGACATTCTGATTGATGGATCTTTGGTATCTAAAGCCAGAGATTCTCTTGAGGCACAGATTAATCCAATTGCAAATGTAATTGGTGTTGTTAGCACAACTGATTCCTTTATATTCACCGATACTACGGACTTGTTTAGAGATACTGATGATCTACTAACAGGATCATTTAGTCTTGCGTACATTGCTCCAGTAGGATTTGGAACAACTGCCGTTTATGGTAGCAACTATGAAAATATTACTGGTATCGAACCTCTCGTTGCAAATGTTCAAGGATTTATCGGAGTTGTTACCGGCATCAACACCTGTCCTGGTATTGGTACTGACTTGGCTCTTCAGATTTTATTTGATGCTCAAGAATATGTAAATGATGGCAATAGCACTGCTGGATTACTAGTTGGTCAACCTATTAAGTTGTATGGATCTGGAATTAACACAACAGGTGCTGCTGTTACATCTATTGATACTCATGATACCGATATTGTCGGTATCAGTACATTCAATGGTGATAACATTTATTATGTACATGCGGTATCTACAAGAAACGGTGGTCGCGTAGGTGTTCTTACTTGCAACATTGCTTCTTATACTAATACTAGTGATTTTGTAGGTGTTGGTTCTACTGCTGGACCTTACTGCGAATTCACATGGGGTAAGTTTAGTAATGTTACTAGAGATGCTACGAATGCAGTTTACGCTAACCTAAAGGGAATTACATTTGATCCTGCATTATCCAACTATCCTATTGTCCAAAGGCGTGGTTGTGGTTTGAGAGGAACTGGAGGATTGCCGAAGCTATTATAAATACAAAAAAGTTAGACCTTCCGCCCGTTCATAATAATGGCAGCCATTATCACCGACCAGTTTAGGGTCATTAATGCAAATAACTTTGTAGACTCTGTAATTGACGGTACTAACTCGTACTTTACTTTTTTGAGTCTCGCAAACCCAACTATCACGGGTTATGGGAGAACCAGTACCTGGAATAGTACAACGGTTCAACCACCGTCACCTATTGATAATATTAGCTATATTAATCATGTCTACGATACGATGCTTTTTGGTCGGAAGGTATTACCTGCTGATGTAAGAAGACTTATTCGCAAAATTCAGTGGACAAAAGGTACATCATATGATATGTACCGACATGATTATGATACTAATAACCGATCATTAGTATCAAACTCTAGCAGACTTTATTCTGCAAACTATTACATTATGAATAAAGACTTTAGAGTCTATATTTGTATTAACAATGGTTCTGCTGGGATTACATCTTCAGCAAATGCTTCTCTAGATGAACCAACATTTACTGACCTAGAACCATCCGCAGCTGGAACGAGTGGTGACGGATATCTATGGAAGTACCTATTTACTGTTCCTCCTGCAGATATTGTCAAATTCGACTCAACCGAATATGTAGCAGTTCCTAACCAATGGACTACTAGCTCTGAGAATGAAATTAAAGTTGTTAGAGACAACGGCGATTCTTCGATTAACAACAATCAAATTAAGGTTGTTTCTATTGATGAGCAAGGTGAAGGATATTCGTTCTTATCTTCTCCAGTAGAATTAGATGTTTTAGGTGATGGTACTGGTGGTAAGGTTAGAGTTCAAACAAACACTAATGGTCAAATTATTTCTGCAGTTGTAACTGCAGGAGGACAGGGTTACAGTTTTGGAAGAGTTAATCTTTCTTCGATCAATAGTTCTGCAACTAAGTTTGCAAGACTTACCCCAATCATTCCTCCATCAAGAGGGCATGGATTTGATTTATACAAAGAGTTAGGAACTGACAAAGTTCTAATTTATTCTAGATTTGATAACTCTTCATACGACTTTATTTCTGACACTACATTTGCTCAAATTGGTGTTATTAAAAATCCAATTTCCGCAGGTGCCGGATCTACTGCGGTTATTAACACTTCAGAATACTCCTCCACGAAGTCCTTAAAATTTACTGGTAATACAGTACAAACAATTGCTATTGGATCTAAGATTCAACAGGATATTTCGGGAGTTGGAACTGCAAAAGGATATGTAGCTTCCTATGACACTAGCACAAAAGTCATTAAGTATTTCCAAGATAGGAACTTGTATTTGAATCCAAATCTTTACGATTCTACTGATAGTATCGGTGTTGGTGGAGATGCCAATGTTTTAGATTTCAGTTCATCTGGAAACGCTGTTACTGGTCCAAGTGGATTCAGCGTAAACATCGATTCTGGATTTACTGGTATCTCAACAACTACTCCTTCTGGTAAGGTTATTGATTTGGGAGTGCAGTTTACTAATGGTCTTGCTGCAGAGGAAATAAATAAAAGGACTGGTGAGATACTTTATCTTGATAATAGACCTTCTATTACCAGGAATGAGCGTCAAAAAGAAGACATCAAAATCGTTTTAGAATTCTAAGCAGATGCCACAACAGACTAACCTCAATATAAGTCCGTACTACGATGATTTTGATCCTGAAAAGGGATATCATCGGGTTTTGTTCAAACCAGGATTTCCGGTACAAGCCAGAGAGCTTACTACCTTACAATCTATTCTACAAAATCAAGTAGAAAAATTCGGTAGCCACATCTTCAAAGAAGGATCCATAGTTATTCCTGGATCCGTCACATTTGATGGGCAATACTACGCAGTTCAAGTAAATCCAACTCACCTTGGTGTTGATATCGGAGTATATGCCGATAAGGTTATTGGTAAGAGGATTAAAGGACAGACTACTGGGGTTACTGCAAAAGTAATCAATTTCATTAGTGCATCTCAATCTGACAACGATTTCGACACTTTCTTCGTAAAATATATCAATTCTGCCGTTACTGGAGATTTTAATTTCTTCAATGATGGTGAAGTTTTAGTTGCAGAAGAGTCATTTACTTATGGTGGCACAACTATTAATGTTGGCGGTACTTTTGGATCCACTATTGATTTAAATGCATGCACTATCGGATCTTCAGCTTCTATTGATGATGGCATTTTCTTTCTTAGAGGAAATTTTGTACGAGTAAATAAGCAAACAATTGTTTTAGACCAATACAGTTCACAACCTTCTTATAGAGTTGGAATTAAAGTAGTCGAAACTACAGTTTCTGCCAAAGCAGATGAAAGCCTCTATGATAATGCTAAGGGTTTTTCTAATTTTGCTGCTCCTGGTGCTGATAGACTTAAGTACAATTTGGTACTTGATAAGAAGAATCTGACAGACTTTAATGATACTGACTTTGTAGAGATTCTTCGTGTCAATAACGGCGAAGTACTACAAATTAAGAGAGAGACAGAATATTCTAAGATCAGAGATTACCTTGCGTCAAGAACTTTTGACGAGTCTGGTGACTACACAGTTAATAAGTTTTTATTAAATATTACCGAATGTCTTAATGATAGGCAGGGTAATAATGGAGTATACTTTTCAGATCAGACAACTCTTGATGGTAATGAACCGGATGAGGATCTTGCGTGCTTAAAAGTAAGTGCAGGTAAGGCATATGTCAAAGGATATGAAGTATCCACTGATGGCCCGACAACTATTGACTTCTTTAAACCAAGAGAAACTCAAGAAGTAAAAGGTAAAGCGTTCCCATTTGAAATGGGAAATAAGTTTGTTGTAAACAATGTAACAGGTATCACTACATTTACAAACAGAATTGATCTGTTTAGTGGTCCAAATATTAATGCTACTGCTAATGTCCCTGGAACATCAGTAAAAGTTGGTGATGCTAAGGTATATAATTTTGGATTAAGAGATCAAAAATATGAAAATGAATCTACGGAGTTTGATCTGTATTTGTATGATGTTCAAACATACACAACACTAAAACTAAGTGACAATGTAAGCTCAACTGAACTTATTAAGTCGGCGTTTATTGTCGGTAAAGAAAGTGGTGCTAATGCATTTGCAGTATCTGCAGGTGCTGGTAGTAGTACAATTCAAGTTACTCAAACCTCGGGTTCGTTCCGAAGAGGAGAAACTATCTTAGTCAATGGTACTGATGAACTTCCCAGAACTATTGAAGAAGTTACTGCTTACGGTATAAATGATGTTTTCTCGTTTGCTCAAAGTGGTAATAGTTTTGTCGCTAATAAGAAACTAACTGACAGAATTCCACCTAGATTAGGAACAGGTGCTGTTAGTATTCTTAAATCAGGTGCTACTGCAACAGTAACTGCACCTAGGATCGATAGTTTTCAAAGATTTAAGCCTGGTGATATTATTAGGTACACCAAGAAGGTAACCAGTTCAGGCCCCCTGCAGCAAATTCAAAATGTTGTCGTTAACATTGCTGATGATTTGCAGTCGATGACCGTTGGTGCTATGACCACGGTTTCAAATCTATATGATGGTAGGATCATTAGTGACGCACAGATTCAAATTAAAATTGGGCAGCAAGATAATAGCACAGAAAATGCATCTTTGATTACGGTTATTCCTGATCTCAATGTTGCTAATGTTGATTTTACTGGATCAACTCTTCTTCTTTCTGCTCAAGTTCAAAATGAGTCTACAAATGCGCTTGGTCAATTAGTTCTTCCTATTGCTTCTGTAGATCTTAATGATGCGTCATTTGCAGCTTTTGATGAAGAGAGATATCAAGCACAATATTCTAACGGAACTATTGCTGTAATTCAAGAGGATCAAGTAACAGTAAGTCCAACACAACTTACAATTACTGGACTCAATACTTCACAAACTGGAATGACAGTTAATGTCACAGTTAGTAAGGCTAATATTAAAAATAAAGTAAAAGAATTTAAGAGATGTCAGCAAGTTTCAGTCACTAGATCGTCAAATAAGAGATCTGGTAGTGATCCTGCCACGAGCGTAAATGATGGACTAAATCATAGTGAATTGTATGGACTGAGAGTTCAGGACAGAGACATTTCTTTGCATGAACCAGATTCTACAGATATTGTCGCTATCTACGAGTCATTAGATACTTCTGCTCCTATACTTGATAAGTTGGTATTTGTATCTACAGATGATGTATTCACTAGTGCCATTATTGGAGAAAACATTTCTGGTACTACTAGTAAAGCAATTGCAAAAGTAGTTTCTATTGATGCAGCTAGAAATGAAATTTCTATCGTTTATCTTACTGGCGATAAGTTTTCTGTTTTAGAACCACTAGTTTTTGAAGAGTCGAACACTACTGCGGTCTTACAGGCATTTACTCCTGGTAAGTATAGAAATATTACTTCCAGCTATCTACTAGACAAAGGTCAAAGAGACCAATACTATGATTATTCAAGAGTAGTAAGAAATAGAGGTGCATATGTTCCTCATAGACAACTTTTGATTATTCATAACAGATATGATGTGCCTAGTGGAGATACTGGAGATGTCTTTACTGTTAATAGTTACGATGAAGAAAGATATAAAAATGATATTCCACAGATTGGACCGAGGCGTATTGAGGCACAAGATGTTTTAGACTTTAGACCTAGAGTTCCTACATATAATCCAGCTTCTGCTTCGGAATCGCCTTTCTTCTATACCTCTAGAGATTTCGTAGGAAAACCAGATAGAATCTTGACTCCTAATGAGTCAATGACTTTCGATTACGATTTCTATCTACCTAGAATTGACAAGTTAGTTCTCCTTCCTGATGGTAATTTTGACCTGTTAAAGGGTAAGGCAGCTAGACAACCAATCCCCCCAGTAGTGTCTGGACCAGGAATGGAGATTGGTACAATTCTTCTTCCTGCATATCTTAAGGAAGTTGAAGAAGCAAGAGTTTATCTGAAGGACAATCGTCGTTATACGATGAGAGATATTGGTGATCTTGCTGATAGAGTCGAAAACTTAGAAGTTGTTACTAGCCTTAACCTCTTAGAAAAGAGCGCAGAGTCTCTACAAATTAGAGATGCACAAGGTCTTACAAGATTTAAATCTGGTTTCTTTGTTGATAACTTCAAGACTTTTGATTTTATGCATCCCAGTTCACCAGCTGAGATTGACAGAGACCTTGGTGAACTAAGACCATTAAGAGAATTTGAGTCTTCTGCACTTCAGGTTGCTGCTAAGTCCGACTTACCAGTATCTCAGATTGATTATAGTACTAACTTCTTACTACTTGATGATGGAAATACTCAGAAGACTGGTAATCTATTGTCTCTAAAATATGAAGAAGTTGAATATATTAAGCAAGAGTTTGCTACAAGAGTAAACAACATTAATCCATTCCATGTTGTTGCATACACTGGTGAATTAAAACTCAACCCTTCTATTGATAATTGGATCAATACTAGAGAGACTCAAAATACTATCCGTAATACTATTGGTATTACTGTATTCAATAACCAAGTTGCTGCAAACTTTAGTTTGACTAGAGGTGGTGCTCTTGGAGGTTCAGCTTCTGTAACTACTAGAGAAACTGGTAGAACTGTACAGAGAGATGACATCAGATCTGAGAATACTTTTATTGCAGAGGAAACTTTTGATCCATTCTGCCGTTCTAGAAATATTGAATTTAATGCAATTGGATTAAAACCATTTACTAATTTCTATCCTTTCTTTGATAACCAGGGTGGGATTGATATTATTCCCAAGTTGTTAGAAGTCACTAATGTTTCTGGTTCTTTCCAAATAGGTGAAACTATTAGAGGAACTATTGGTGCAACAATCTTTGAGTTTAGATTGGCTGCTCCAAATCATAAGATTGGACCGTTCAATGCTCCCACAACAACATATACGGTAAATCCCTACGATCCTTCATCTACTCTTCCAAACGGTTACTCTCAGGCATCTACAGTCTTAAACATTGATGTTACTTCACTTGCTGCTCAAGCGCAGGGAGCGTTCTTCGGGTTCGCTCCTACTGGAATGGTCATTAGAGGTCTTACAAGTGGCGCACAAGCGAGTGTAGCAGGGGTAAGATTGGTATCTGATGACTTTGGTGATCTATTTGGTTCTATCTTCTTAAGAGATCCTAATCAGACACCCGCACCTCAAGTTAGAATTAGATCTGGTAATAGAGACTTTAGATTGACATCTAGCCAATCTAACGCAAACCCAGCACCAGGATCTACTTTAATTTCTCATGCTACCACTCGTTATACCGCAACTGGTACAACAAGAGTTGTTCAAACAGATATTAGAATTACTACACTTGAAACAACCACAATTACCAATCTTTCCACGATTGATATTAGAGGAACGATTCCAAATCCTCCTCCACCACCACCGCCAGTAATCATCAATAATACTAGAGTTATTGATAGAACTAGAACGGTCATTAGAAATCGTACTAGAGTTATTGATAGGACTCGTACTATTTGTGTAAGAGAAAGAGATCCTTTAGCACAAACAATCGTAACTGGACCTGAGGGAGCATGGATTACATCTCTTGACTTGTTTTTTGCAACTAAGAATGCAGGAACAACACCCGTAAGACTTGAAGTTAGAACAGTTGAACTGGGTACTCCTACTCTGTTTATTATTGACAGAGCTGCTCAAGCAACTATTCGTCCTTCGGATATTCAAACATCTATAGATGGTTCTGTTGCAACCAATATCAAATTTGATACTCCATTCTACTTAGATCCAGATGAATCCTATGCTATTGTTATCCTGTCGGATAGTGATGAATATGAAGTATTCTGTGGAGAGATGGGTCAGAAGGCCCTGAACGCACAATCGCTGCCTTCTGCTAAGGGTAAGATTTACTCACAGCAGTTTGCTATGGGTTCATTGTTCAAGTCACAAAACGGTGCAACTTGGACTCCTACTCAGTTTGAAGACCTTACATTCACTCTATACAGAGCGAATTATACATCGGAGCAAGGTCTATTAACATTCTTCAACCCACCAGTTGAACCAAATAACGGTTTTCTTCCCCCATTATCTTTTGATCCCATCATTGGTATTCCTAAGAAAGGAAAACTTGGTATTGTAACAACATCAAATGCTGGACTAATCGGCACAGTATTTACTGCTGGTCGTAAGATTAGTGAAGAAACCTCCACATATCGCTATGGATATATTGAAGATAAGGGCGGTCCTGTATTGGGAGTAGTCGGTATTCTTACAGGTGGTTCCAATTATGGCACTCCCACCAATCCAATAACGACATTCAATATTAATGGTAACGGAGAAGGTCTTACCTTAAATGCCACTATTGGTGCTGGCATCTCAGCTGTTACTGCAGTTGCTATTGCTGCTTCTGGTAGAGGATACAAAGTTGGTGATGTAATCGGACTAACAACTGCAGATGTTGGTGGATCTGGTTCAGGCGTTCGTATCGGAATTAACTCTCTTGGCGGTATCGATACTTTGTATCTCACCGATGTTCAAGCAGAAACTTTTGATACCTCAGCTGGAAATGAGGCTACTTATGCCCATACTTCAGGTTCTGTAATCGCAACTGGTTTAGATATTATTAGTTTTAATGCAACCGGAAGTGTATACACTGGAGAATACTTTAAAGTATCTCATCGTAATCATGGTATGCATGGTCCTTTGAATAGAGTAATTCTTTCAGATGTCGAATCTGATGTTATTCCTACGGAATTGTCCGTAGATTTAGCATCAAATGAAACTTCTATCTCTGTTGCATCAACTACACAATTTAGCACATTTGAAGGTGCTGTAGTTAGTGCCGCAAACACTGGATATGCATTTATTAACAGTGAAATTATTTCTTACACTACTGTTGGAGTTTCAAGTCTTGGCGGTGTTGTAAGGGGTGTAGATGAATCTAACGCATTGAATCATCTCAAAGATGATGTTGTGAACAAGTATGAATACAATGGCGTTTCTTTAAGAAAAATTAATACTGAGCATGATGTGCAAACTATTCTTAGAGGTATTGACGAATATTATTTAAAAATTGACAGAGGATCTAGTAGATCTGTTGATGATAACTCTAATAACATTCCTCAGATATCTTTCCTGGAAGAAGCCGCTGGTGGCGGTCAACAAGTACATGCTTCTAAAAACATCCAATTCGACGCTGTAAGACCATTGTTAGATGCTTCCACCTTTGGACCCACAGACTTCATTTCTCTGCAAATGAGAAGTGTTACAGGTACTTCTTGTGACGGTTCAGAGACACCTTTCGTTGATCAGGGATTTGAAGATTTAAACCTCAATAGAAATAACCTTCTTGAGACAACAAGACTTCTTGCTGCTAGAACTAACGAGTCAGCTAGACTTGGATCATTACCAAGAAATAAGTCATTTACATTCACAGTCGAACTTGCAAATAGTGGAGACAAATTTAATTCACCTACAGTGAATCTTGAAGGTGCTAACGCATTATTCTATGAGAACAGACTCAATAATCCTGTTCAGGATTATCGTACTGATCCTAGAGTTAAGTCTAGATTCAATGATCCTCATGCTTCTTATTATATGTCGCAACCGATCTATACTAAGAATCCTGCAACTTCAGTCAAACTTATTTTTGAAGCTCGTAGACCGATTGAGTGTGAATTTAGAGCTCTGTATAGCATCATGAAGACAGACTCTAGTGAGGTAACACCTGATTTTGAATTGTTCCCTGGATTTAGAAATCTTCTTGATACTGATGGAGATGGTATTGGTGACCAAGTAATTGATCCAAACCAAAATGATGGTATGTCAGATTCCTTTGTTAGTGCTGACGAGACCCAATATAGGGAATATACATACTCTGTAGATGACTTGCCAAGTTTCAACGGATTGCAAATTAAAATTGTATTCACAGGAACTAATCAAGCAAAACATCCCGTAATTAAGAATTTGAGAGTAATTGCTGTAGCATGAGTTTGATTCCCGTTGAAGGGCATTCTAATCTTTGGAGAGATTCTGATACCGGAGCCATCGTTAACGGCGATGACTCTGCTTATCATGCTTATCTAAGAGAAAAAAATGCCAAGAAAAATGATAGGCAAGAACTTGATAGTATGAGAAAGGATATTGATGATATTAAATCTATGTTAGTTAAAATTGCGAATAAATTATGAGAAATCCACACTCTGAGTTTTTGAAGTATCATGGATTTGCTTCCGAAGATACTCAAAGTATTCCTCCTACTGATATGGAAATGCTGAAAACAGATGTTTTGGAAATTAAATTAACCCTCCAACAGGTATTACAGGAATTAAGGAAACTAAATACCTAATAGGATAATCCGTGATGTAAAGAATGGCAGTTTACATTGCTAATCTCTCAGTCGATACAGGTGTTGATTTTCAACATGGGTTTAGTCTAGGAGATAACGACACAGGCAC